TACCTGAAGAGGTTACACAAGCAGAGCCTGTAGAGGATGTCCCAGAGAAGTATAGAAACAAAACAGCTGCTGAATTGGTTAAGATGCACCAAGAAGCTGAGTCTCTATCAGGTCGTCAGAGCAATGAAGTTGGTGAACTACGAAGAGTGGTTGATGACTTCATTACACAGCAGACAGAACTCTCGCAAGACACGCAAGACAATGGTGAAGAGATTGACTACTTTACCGACCCCGAAAAGGCTATAGCAAGGGCTATTGAGAAGCACCCTTACGTCAAAGAGGCTCAAAAGGCTTCTAAAGAGATGTCGATTACTAGTACGCGATCTAAGCTGCTAGAGAAGCATCCCAAGATGGGGGAATACTTCCAAGATTCTAAGTTTGCTGAGTGGGTTCAGAATAGCACTTCTCGTACTAATCGTTTAAGAGACGCTAACGAGAACTTTAACTATGAAGCTGCTGACGATATTTTCACACAATGGGAAGAACGTCAAGAGCTAATTAGTCAAACAATGGCTTCTGAAACTGACTCTCGTAAGGCTTCTAGTAAAGCTGCTTCAACAGGCAGCACACGAACAAGTTCTACAGGGAACGGAGGAGGTGGTAAAATCTATCGCCGCATGGACATTATTAAACTTATGAAAGACGACCCTAACCGATATGAGAAGCTTGGCCCTGAGATCAGGAGAGCTTACGCAGAGGGACGGGTTAAATAAACCGGAGAAAGTAAAATGGCTACAAGTACATTTCCGTCGCAAGGCGGTACAGTTGACAACACAAGCTCAGCAACATTCATCCCCGAACTATGGAGTGATGAGATTCGTGCAGAGTATGAGGCTAATCTAGTCCTAGCTAATCTTGTTAAAAAGATGAGCATGAAAGGCAAGAAAGGCGATACGCTACACATCCCAGCGCCCATTCGTGGCTCTGCTAACGCTAAAGCGGAAGGAACAGCAGTAACGCTCCAGAATCAAACTGAAAGCGAAGTTATTGTGACAATTGATAAGCACTTTGAATACTCAAAGCTTATTGAGGACATTACAGGCGTACAAGCACTAGACAGTATGCGAAGGTTTTACACTTCAGATGCTGGTTATGCACTAGCAACTCAGGTGGATAATGACTTACACGTATTGGCTAAGTCTCTTGGTGATGGTGACGGTAGTGACTACACACACACTAACTCATACTTTATTGATGCCTCTACAGGCTTGACAGCATACGCTGTTGATACTGTTGCAGCTGCTGACGTCTTCACTGATGCTGGCTTTAGAGCGTTGATTAAGCTAATGGACGACACAGACACGCCGATGTCTAATCGTTTCTTTGTAATACCACCTAGCCTACGTAGTGCTATGATGGGCATTGACCGCTACGTGTCTACAGACTTCGTAAACGGCCAGGGTGTCCAGAACGGTAAGATTGGCAACTTGTACGGTATTGACATCTATGTCTCTACTAACTGTGCAGTTACTGAGACAGCAGCAGCTAACTCAGCAGGTGGTGATGTCCGAGCGGCTATTATGGGCCACAAAGACACGTTTATCCTTGCAGAGCAGATGGGTGTTCGTTCTCAGACGCAGTACAAGCAAGAGTTCTTAGCAGACTTGCTAACGTCTGACCAGCTCTACGGTGTTAAGACTTTCCGTCCTGACAGTGGTTTTGTTTTAAACGTCAATACATAAGCGCTCTCCTGTGCTTAATTGGGAGGGGTCTTCGGGCCTCTCCTTCTTTTATCTAGCTAGCGGAGCCTTTAAATGACAGCGTACACTCAAACTACTAACTTTGCAGCTAAAGACAACTTACTTGTAGGCAACCCTGATAAGATTATTAAGGGTGCTGAGCATAATGTTGAATACGGTAACATATCAACAGCTGTCAACTCTAAATCTAATACGTCCTCTCCCACATTTACTGGTACAGCCAACTTTGCCGCCATAGGCTCTGGTGCTGCTACCGGACTTACACTAAACAATTCAGTTATCGGCGGCAGCACTCCTGCGGCTGCTACGTTCTCCACCTTCACCTTAGCCTCTGGCACTACTGTTACAGCTATATTAGATGAAGACGATATGGCGAGCAATAGCGCTACGGCTTTATTTACACAGCAGTCTGGTAAAGCTTATGTAGACGCTAAGTTAATTGCTACTAACGGCCTAGAAGGCGCTTTAGCTATTTCTAACGTCACTGGTGCTGCTAACATTGTTGTCACAGCAGGCCAAGCAATCACTACAGACACTATCAGTGAAACTACAGCAGCTGCTGGTGTTACTATTGACAGTGTATTACTTAAAGACAATGTAGTAACTGCTACTACTTTTGTAGGTGCTGTGACAGGAACTGCTAGCGGTAACTTAGCCTCTGGAGGCGCTTTAGGCACTCCTTCTTCTGGTACTCTATCTAACGCAACAGCACTTCCGTTAACTACAGGCGTTACAGGTAACTTACCAGTTGGTAACTTAAACTCTGGAACCTCTGCGTCTTCTGCTACGTTCTGGCGAGGCGATGGTACGTGGGCATCCGCTAGTGCAGGAAACCATGAAGTTATTGTAACAACTGGAAACGGACACGGATCAACAGGCGATACTACGCGAAGGTTTACCACAACTCAGTCAAGCGTTGGTACGGCAATAACTTATGCAGATAGCTCAGCTAATGGAGCAAGTTTTACAATAAATGAAGACGGCATCTACGGTATAACCTACATAGAAACAGCTACAAATAAATACCACGGAATATCATTAAACTCCACAGGGCTAGACACTAACATAGCATCACTTGCCGCCGCTCAAAGATTAGGCATAATAGGTACAACTAATGGTGCAATTGCGGGGACACTTACTATTACGGTAACGGTCTCTCTTGTTGATGGTGATGTGATTAGGGCTCAGACAGAAGGAACTGCTACAAATTCAACTAGTGCGTTTGGTGTTGTTTTTAGAATACGCAAGATAGGAGTTGTGTAATGAAATTATTAGTAAATACACCAACAGGTGAGCAACAGGTTATTGAGGTCGGAAAAGGCGGTGGATACTTTGATGAGTCTCTAGTTGTATGGGATGAACGTACAAATGGACCTCTGCCTGCTATTACCTTGGGTGGGATGGTTAGCAATGGTACTTCTTTAGCGTTTAACCAAGCGCAGAAAGATTCCCACGATGCTGCTATTGTTTTACAAAGCGACCCAAAGCTCACAGGCGTCCTAATACTAGGCGTAATGTGTTCAGCAACTAAGAAGGACCAATCAGGTATGTTAGCTGTAGGGTTTAATAAGCTCTTAGCTGATGCGGCTGGGCAGGCTCTGCCCTCTACTAAGTTTGAGTTCGATAACGGTAATGAGCTTGTTATTACAGCAGACAACTATTCAGTTATCCAGGCTTTATGGGTTCCTTTCCGTCAAACGTTCTTTGCTGTATAGGTGTTTAGATGATAAAGCAAGTGGTGCAAGACCCTACACAGTTAAAAGCTATAGTATCAGGAGCCACCACTACAGTGCTAGGCTTTACAGTTAGTGCACAAGAGCTTACGTTATGGGCTAGTGTCTTAGCAGACTTAGGCGTCTTTGCAGGCGGTTGCGTCACTGTAGTCTTAGGTGTACAGAGTTTTCTTAAGTCTAGGAACAAAGGCAAATGACTAGTACATCTGTATTTGAGACTCCATTAGACACAAGAGCTGTAGAGGGTGGCTATACGCTATTAGCTCCTCTGCGTTACTACAGCGCTTTACTAGATGAAACTATAGAGGTCCCTACAGGATTCTTTACAGACTTTGCTAGTGTCCCTAGAGTTGCTAGGGTGTTTATTACAGGTCACGGTAAAGACAGATGGGCAGCAACGGTACACGACTACTTATACTCTATAGGCTATCACAGAAAGACAGCAGACGAGGTGTTTCTAGAAGCTATGGCAAGCTCTGGAGTAGGTTTGTTTAAACGTAGGCTCATGTACAGAGCAGTACGCACAGGAGGCTGGATGTTCTATGAAAGCAATTAAGTATTGGATAGTTATGTTGTGCCTCAGTGCTGTAGGCTGTGCATCCTCTCCAGGCGCTCCTAAAGGCGCTGTGGCGTGGTGTGGTGAATTTGACTACACAGGTACGTTTACTAAGTCTGAGACGTCTGGTAAGGCTCTAGGGCTTTCTGACAGCGTATTAGCGTCTAAGATGTCTGTTGCTGAGGTTATAGAACTTGCAAAAGCTATGGGCTGTACTAAGGAAGCTGTACAATGAATGAGAACAACGTAGTTGCATTGAATCCTTTAAGAACTACAGAGGCTATGGACAACTACGCTTTAACAGTTGAAGCAGAGATATGGGGAGGCTTGTCTGCTTATGTAGACAAAGGTGTTCACCCTGATAGACTAGCAGCTATATTGACACGAGCAGCGCATGAGTTGTTATTCATAGACATTTTATACGAGGAAGAATAACAATGGCTGGTAAAGATGATATTGACATTGACGACATACTACCTATTGATGGAGGCTTCGACCCTGTTATAGACGGCGTTATTGATGTCTATGGTAACTCTGGTGGTAATGATCTATTCTTCGACCCTGCATTAACTCAAGGAGACTTAGGAGGTTTAGATGGCTCTATTAGTGGAGGCTTTGGAGAGGACGTTGTTGAAACGCCTACAGCTACAACTACAGCGCCTGATGAGCTTCCTAAAGCTCAGATGACTAAGGCGCAGTATGACGATTACTTAGAACAAAGGACAGCAGCTTATAAAGAGATTGACAGCCGTAACATCCCTCTTGAGGAGCGTAACCAGCTTAAGAGAGAAGTTACAGCAGGTATATTAACCGCCGCTGGTATTCCTTTTGATCCTGACACTTTAGACTCTACTAACCTTACAGATGGTAGTGGTAATATTAACTTACGATTAGACATCATAGAAGGCTCCTCAGCCTCTGGAGGTGGTGCAACTCCTAGCAACACAGCTGCTGCTGCTACTATTGCAAGCATATTAGGAAACGTATTAGGCGGTAGTGACGTAGGAAGCAGCGGCGGTAACACAGACCCCGCAGGCTCTGAAGCTCCTGTTACTACAGTACTACCTGATGTGGTCTCTGAAGACCCTAGTTTAGGTCGTGACGCTTCACCAGTTGTAGACCCTCTAGAGTCTTGGGAGTACAGTGCTGCTGATAACGTCTTTACAAGTAACAGCACAGGTGAGTCTATTCCTGCTAGTGGTTCTCAGGATGTTACATTAGACGATGGAGGCACTTACACAATACTGTCTAACCCTACAGGCACTAGTGGTACGGCAGAGCATACAGTGGTTAATGAGGCTGGCCAAGCTGTAGGCAACGCAGTAGACACAGGCACTGGTATTTCTATAGTCCCCATAGGAGGCTCTTTAGAAGACCCTTTCTTAATTACTCAGGCACCTATAACACCTGAACCAACTATTACAGGTCCATCAGACGGCATAGTTACAGCTGATGTTACTACGCCTACACCGACGCCAACACCGACGCCAACGCCTACACCGACGCCTACGCCAACGCCAACACCGACGCCTACGCCAACGCCAACACCGACGCCTACGCCAACGCCAACACCGACGCCAACACCGACGCCTACGCCTACGCCAACTGATGGCACAGACGGAACAGATGGAACAGACGGTGGTGATGGTACAGACGGGGAAGATGGAACAGACGGCGAAACAGGCGCTGCTGGTCGCAGTGCTAGTATAACACAAACTCTATTTGGTGCTGACTTAATGAAGCTTACTCCTATCTCTGGAGGTATTACAGCAGCTCAGCGTTTTGCTCCTAGACGTAGAAGAAATACACTGTTTGGAGAACTACTATAATGACTTATAAAGAAGTTGTAAACGGCGTATTAAGACGCCTTAGAGAAGATGAGATAGGTAGTGTTGCAGAGAATAACTATAGTAAGCTTATAGGTGACTTTGTACAAGACGCTTACACATTAGTTGAGAAGGCATGGGATTGGGTAGGCTTAGAAACTACAATAAGCTTAAACACTGTAGCGTCCACTAGTGTCTACACCTTAGACGGAGCAGGCGTAAGCGCCTCTGTAATGGATGTCTATGATGTAACCACTAATGCAAAGCTAGAGGAAGTTAGCAGTGCTTGGATGCGGAGAGCTTATGCGCTTGAAACCTCTGTAAACGGTACTCCTAACTATTGGTGTTACAAAGGGGTCTCTGCTGATGATCAAGACCCTACTATTGAAGTGTACCCTACGCCGAACGCTGTAGTGACGCTAGAGGTTTCTGTAGATAAAAGTAACACGTTGCTGTCCTCTGACGATGAGCAAATAGTTATACCAGAAGGACCAGTTATACAGCTTGCTTACGCTATTGCGTTACGTGAGCGTGGTGAAACAGGCGGTCAGAGTGCTTTAGAGCAGTTTGCTGTCGCTGAGACGTTCTTAGCAGATGCTATAGGATATGACGCCGCTAAACGACCTGAGAAAACAATATGGGAAGCTGTATAGCATGGCAGAAGTTCTTAGAAATATTACAATTGCTTCACCGGCGTTTGCTGGTATTAACACTCAAGGTAGCCCATCAGACTTGCCTCCTGCTTTTGCTGCTGTTGCTGACAACTGTATCATTGATAGGAAAGGTAGAATCGCAGCTAGACAAGGTATCCAGTTAATCACCACAGACGATGCTTTATTAGGAACCTCTGCAGGTATTGAAGCTATCTTTGAGTTTGAAGCCTATGACGGTACTAAAACAGTGTTCTCTGCTGGTAACAACAAAGTGTTTACAGGTACAGCTACACTGGTTGATGTGACGCCAGGGGCTGCTTCTATCTCTGCTAACAACTGGAAGATAGTCAGCCTAGCTAATAAGTGTTATTTCTTCCAAGCTGCTCACGCTCCTATGGTGTTTACAGCAGGAGGCTCACTAGAGCTTGTTACAGC